TGTGTCTACTCATGGTAAGCGTTGGTTTGATCTGCTTGCATCCAGTGGCTTACCCTCTAACTATGAGGGTGATGTAACAGTGGTCAAGGGTGTTGAGGATTCTAACCCTAACTCACCAGATCAGGTAAAGGATTGGCTCTTTGGTTTAGGTTGGGAGCCTTGCACGTATAAGTTTGACAAGAATAAAGAGACAGGAGAAGAGAAAAAGATACCACAAGTTCGTAAGAATGGTGAGCTTACTAAGTCTGTTGAGATACTCATTGAGAACAACCCTGCGGTTGGTGTGTTGGATGGCCTTACAGTTATTCAGCATAGGCTTGGTATCTTTCATGGCTTCGTTGAGTGTGAAGAGAATGGTTACGTTAAGGCAGGGGTCAAGGGTCTTACCAATACCTTACGCTTCAAGCATGTCAAACCTTTGGTAAACTTACCGGGGGTTGATAAGCCTTGGGGTAAGGAGATACGTGGTTGCCTCACCGCACCAGAAGGATACACTCTATGCGGTGCTGACATGACCTCCCTTGAAGATACTACTAAGCGGCACTATATGAAACCCTATGACCCAGACTACGTAGAAGAAATGTCTAAGAAAGGTTTTGATCCACACCTTGACCTTGCTAAACATGCTGGTAGTGTTACTCAAGAACAGATTGACAAGCACAACTCAGGTGAGGTCAGCCTTAAGTCTTTGCGTAAGAACTACAAGGTGGTGAACTACTCAGCTACCTATGGTGTAGGTGCAGCCAAGCTATCACGTGAGACAGGTATGTCTGTGGGTGAAGCGTCTGCATTGCTTGATGCCTACTGGGAACGTAACTGGGCAGTCAAACAATTTGCTGAAGATCAGAAGATCAAGAAGATTAACGGTGAGATGTGGGTACAGAATCCAGTCAGTAAGTTCTGGCACAATCTACGATACGAAAAGGATGCGTTCTCTACGATCAATCAAAGTACGGGAGCCTATTGTTTTGATAAGTGGGTTGCTCTATACCGTACCAAGAGAGGCAACATCATTGGACAGTTCCATGATGAGAGTATTAATCTGGTTAAGAATGGTGATGAAGAAGTACACACTACTGCCCTGCTATGGGCTATAGAAAAACTTAACAAAGAACTCAAATTAAATGTTGACTTAGGCATTGACGTGCAATACGGTCAACGGTATAGTGAAATTCACTAATTGATGGAGGGCCAAATGGCTACACGTAAAATTAAACTAACTGGAATTGCTGAGTGGGCAAAAGTATTTACTCAGAACCGTGACATGCTAGGCTTTGAAGAAGCTTATGTAAGTTGTGATGGTGCTTGTACTATTGACGTTATCCTTGACGAACAGAACATGGCATTGCTTAAGGCTTCTAAGTCTATGAAGCGTGGCAAGCCTGACCCACAAGGACGGGGTACAATGGTACGTCTTGTGCGTAAGTATGACACAGGGTATGAGTGGGCTAGTGGTCCACCCGTAGTAGTAAAAGCTAATGATATGGAATGGGACTATGACGTTGATGGTACCATTGGTAATGGTTCAACGGTAGAAGTTATTCTATCTGTGTATGATACTAAGATGAAGAGTATTGTAGGCACACGGTTGGACAAGGTTAAGGTACTCAAGCACATTGAGTATGAAGCACCTGATGAGGACGTTCAAACGGTGGCACCACCTACTGAGTCACCAGCTTTAACTGATTCAGAAGTGATGTTCTAATCATGGAAAGTTTGGGGAAAGTTTTAATTGATGGTGATATCATTGCGTATCGTGCGGGATTTTCCTCAAACAACTTGGAAGCTTCTGATGCTGAGTCAAAGGTAGACGAGTTGATTGATAAGATCATTGAGGACAATGAGTTTATTGCTACTGACTATCAAGTATATCTCACAGGTAAGGGCAACTTCCGCTTTGATATTGCCAAGACCCTTGAGTATAAAGGCAACCGTAAGTGGGCAGAGAAACCAATACATCTGCAACACATTCGGGATTACATGACCAATAAGTATGAAGCTATTGTGAGCGAAGGCGAGGAAGCTGATGATCTCATTGCTATTGCAGCAACAGAAGTCGGGATGAACGCAGTAGTTGCATCTATTGATAAGGATATGTTACAGATACCTTGCTTTCACTACAACATCACCAGAAAAGAACTGAGTGCTGTTGGTGAGTTTACTGGGTTAAAGTTCTTCTATACTCAGATACTTACAGGTGACAAGGCAGACAACATCAAGGGGCTGCATAGGTGTGGCCCTGTTAAGGCAGGTAAGATTCTTGATGAGTGTGACACAGAGATGAAACTTTGGTATGCTTGTGTTGAAGCGTATGATGGTGACACAGAACGTGTCATTGAAAATGCTAGGTTACTATGGCTGAGAAGAGAAGTAGATCAAATATGGGAGCCTCCCGTTGACAAAGACTAGATCAGCCAAGGCTAAGGGCAGGACAGGACAGCAAGAAGTTAGAGACAAACTCTTAGAGACATTCCCTGAGTTTGAACCTGATGACATTAAGTCTACAACTATGGGCGACACAGGGGAAGACATACAGTTATCCCCTGCTGCCCGTAGGAAGATGCCAATAAGTATTGAAGTCAAGCGCAGAAAGGGTGAGCTTAAGACCGTGTATGGTTACATTGAGCAAGCCTCTAAGCATGGTAAAGGAGAGCCTGTAGTTTTCTTTCGTTCAGATAGAAAGCCTTGGGTTGTCATGATAGGCATGGATCACTATGCTGAACTCCTTCGGAACTGGAAGAAAGAATAACTATGACAATAAAAATATGGGACATACTTGCTGGGCCTATCCTTATATCAGACAGTGATGATCCTGATGAGTACCCTGAAGAATGTCAAGAGCTATTGATCTGTAAGGCAGAGGTTGATGGTAAGATAGAGACAATACAATACTGGTTTGAAAACCCCGGTGATTCTAATGAGTGGGTTCAACATTTCAGTACAAGTATTGAACCACTTGAAGTAAATTCTTGGGGTATGTATGATGCATAGCTTGACTTTACTTTTAGTTTCAGTATAACTAGGAGTTTCCGATATGGAATACGAGATTATATTGAGCGTAAAGATAGACCCATCAGCTAACTACTTAGAGGTTGATGACAATGAAAGCTCTAGGGTAGTCTTAGAGAAGGTACAGGATATTCTGTATGAAGTAGATGAACTTACACTAGAAAAGATTGAGGTAACACGCCGTGACTAAAGTAACTCTTGATGATATTGAGTATGACAGTAAAGACTTTGATGACAACCAGAACGAAACACTTAGAGAATTAATGCACAACAATAGTATTAAGGTAGACCTTGAGTATCAATTAGCTAGCTTAGGTATAGTTGCGGAACTACTAATGACTAGGCTTAAAAAATCTTTAACTGCGGAGAAAACTGATGATGACTAAGGATGATATGAAAGCCTTTGATGCCTACAGTAAGTGGGTTGAGGGTAAGATTATTACTGATCCTAAAGACAGGCTAGTAGAGAATACACTAGGTCTTATGGGTGAGGCTGGTGAAGTTGCTGAGAAGATTAAGAAACGTATCAGGGACAACACTAAGGTAGAGCCTGAAGAGATTGTCAAAGAACTTGGTGATGTTATCTTCTATGCAACTGCCTTGTCTAACTTCTACGGTGCAAGCTTAGGTGTTACTATTGCTGAGAACATGATGAAGCTTGACGGTAGAGAAGCACGTGGAACCTTAAAGGGTAGCGGGGATAGCCGTTGAATAACATTAAGAAACGTGCCACTGAGTTAATGAAACCTATTGAAACACAGATCATGATGTGTGACAGTAGGGAAGAGACATTATTGTTTGCCTGTGTGATGCTTGAGAAAGTAAAGAGTCTTCTTGAAGCACATCTAGGTAAGGCTGGACGAAGACAAATTTTTATATTGCGTGATGAAGGGAATAGACATGAATAACAACTACCTACCAACGGACTACCAGACTTTTATTGCAACCAGTCGGTATGCCCGTTGGCTTGAGGATGAAGGGCGCCGAGAGACATGGGGTGAAACTGTAGAAAGATATCTGCAGAATGTTGCTAAGACATGGCTCAAGCCAGTTGACCTTGAAGAAATACGTAACTCAATCCTTAGTCTTGAGGTCATGCCTAGTATGCGGTCACTAATGACTGCGGGTAAGGCAGCAGAGCGTGACAACACTTGTATGTATAACTGCAGCTACCTACCCGTAGATGACCCTAAGTCCTTTGATGAGGCTATGTTCATCCTCCTCTGTGGTACTGGTGTTGGCTTCAGTGTTGAGCGGCAGTTCATTACTAAACTCCCTGATGTTCCTACTCTTTTCGAGAGTGACACGACTGTCGTGGTTAAGGACAGCAAGGAAGGTTGGGCGAAAGGTCTCAGGCAAGTGTTAGCACTCCTATGGGCTGGTGAAATCCCTAAGTGGGATGTTAGTAAGGTTCGTCCTGCAGGTGCTAGGCTCAAGACATTCGGTGGTAGAGCCTCTGGTCCTGCACCTTTGATTGATCTGTTTAACTTTGCTACTACAACATTCCGTTCAGCACAAGGCCGTAAGCTGTCTAGCATTGAGTGTCATGACTTGATGTGTAAGATTGGTGAGGTTGTGGTAGTAGGTGGTGTTCGTCGTAGTGCTATGATTTCGTTATCAAATTTATCCGATGACCGTATGCGTCATGCTAAGTCAGGCAACTGGTGGGAGAACGCAGGGCATAGAGCCTTGGCTAACAACTCCGTATCTTACACTGAGAAACCTGACAGCATGGCGTTCATGCGGGAGTGGACAGCCCTTATGGAAAGTGGGAGTGGAGAACGTGGTGTATTTAATAGACAAGCTTCGGTCAAGCAAGCAGCTAAAAACGGACGAAGAGAAACTTGCTATGAGTTTGGGACAAACCCTTGTTCAGAAATCATCCTTCGCCCGAATCAGTTCTGTAATCTTACGGAAGTTGTTGTTCGTGCCACGGATAGTCTGCAAGACCTTTCAAGAAAAGTCCGCATTGCAACTATACTTGGAACCATTCAGTCAACCTACACCAACTTTCCGTACCTGCGTAAAGTGTGGTCTAACAATACCGCAGCAGAACGATTGCTCGGTGTGTCTCTCACGGGGATAATGGATAACCCCCTGATGACAATGGCTAATAAAGGATTAGCTCAAACATTGGAGCATCTTAAAAATGTGGCTGTTACTACTAATGCTGAGTGGGCTGACAAGCTTTCTATCCCTGTTAGCACTGCTATTACTTGTGTCAAGCCCAGTGGAACAGTTTCCCAACTGGTTGATTCAGCTTCTGGAATACATGCTCGTCATTCTCCCTATTATGTCCGTACTGTACGCGGTGACAATAAAGATCCACTAACACAGTTCATGGTTGATCAAGGTGTACCAAGTGAGCCTGATGTAATGAAGCCTGACGCTACCACAGTGTTCAGCTTCCCAATGCAATCACCACTAGGTGCTATCCATACTGCTGATATGTCTGCACTAGAGCAGCTAGAGATGTGGTTGATGTATCAACGTCATTGGTGTGAGCATAAGCCTAGCGTTACAATCAACGTCAAGGCTGATGAATGGTTTGAGGTAGGAGCATTTGTGTACAAACACTTTGATGAAATGTCAGGTGTATCTTTCCTACCATTCAATGAGCATACATATCAACAGGCACCGTACCAAGAGTGTACTAAAGAACAGTTCTATGATATGTGTGATGTGTCACCAGTTAAACTTGATTGGAAAGCCTTCGGTGACTATGAGCAAGAGGACAACACCTCTGGTATGCAGACTATGGCATGTAGTGGTGACGTGTGTGAGATGGTAGATATTACCTGATGCAACTTGAAATGTTTAATAACCTAAGCCCTCATTATGACGGGGGCTTAGAGTGTAATGACTGTGGAATTAGACAGCCAGTTAAAAACTTTCAACACATGCCAGCAGGTGAGATAAAAAGAAAGTGTGTTGCCTGTAGAAAGAAACACAATGAAGTCTTAAGATATTTAAAGTCTATCCATTCTTATCCAGAAAAAGATTATGTCTGTCCTATCTGTAACAGGGACATAAAAGAAATAAGCAGAAAAGGCCAGAAGATGTTACAGTCTTGGGTCTTAGATCACTGTCACGAAACAGAAGAGTTTAGGTCTTGGTTATGTGGTAATTGTAACACCGGGTTGGGTGCTTTTAAAGACAACCTTGAAAGAGTTAGTAGGGCTAAACTTTACTTGGAAGGACATTTAAAAAAGTAAAGGAAAACAAAATGATATGGGTTTATATAGTAGCAATAACACTTACTAATCCTGTAAATATAAAGAGTTCTTTTTCAATACACGCCCCCAACATGGCGTTTAAAACAGAAGAGTCTTGCCAATCATGGCGGGAGCATGATATGCTACGCTTGTACAAGTCAAGACCAAATGATAATGCTAAGGCAGTAAGCCAATGCTTTTCATTACCTTTTAATATAGACACAGAAAGCTAATACAACTATGACTAAGTGGAACTTACCAGATGATAACCTTTCGTTTGATCCTGTAACTAAGCCTTTACATTACAACATAGGTGAGATAGAATGCATTGACTATATCAAGCAGGTACTAGGTACCGCAGGATTTATTG